CGACCTTGTAGATCCACATGTAGGAGCCCAGGAAGGACCCTCCGGCTCGCTCCTCATAGACGGTGTAATAGTAATAGGAACCGTTATCGATCGGCTGCGACGGGGTAAACACGGACGGGGAGCCCGGGTAATCCTCCCAATGGATCGTGATCTCGTCCGCCACATAGTCATAGGTCGAGACCCAGTTGAGCCCGACCCGCTCCTGGTAGTTCTCCATCACCCACTGCTCAGCAAAGTAGCTGGCTTCGCCGGGCCCGAAGTCGATCTTCTTGTACGACGCAGTGTGCCCGGAAGTCAGCGGGATGTTGCCCATAACCGTCGCCGGATTGTAGGACGGCGAGAAAATGTTGACGGTCGGGACGCCGATGATGTCATAGTTTCCGGTTCGCTTGGACCAGCGATGGAAACTCCTGGCCTTAATACCGGGACCAGTCAGATAATTATTGCTGAGACATTCAGCCATGGAGAATTTGGTGTTGGAGAGAACACCCCCCACCACCACCGTCTTCAGGTAATTCATGCGTTCGTTGACGTCGCCCGACATGTTGTAGACGACGGCGGACACATAGGTCTTTTTGCTCCCGAACAGGCCCATGCGAACCTCTTAGGTGTCGAGATTGAGATTGACCCGGAGGCGGTTGAGGATCGTGTTCAGTTCGGTGTTAGCGAACTGGGTCGGCGGCGACAGGCCTTCATCGATCGTCTTCTGGGTGATCCAGGCATCGGTGAACAGCTTGATCGCCTTGGTCTCGGCGTCACGCTTGTAGGACGTGATCTGCTGATCATAGAGCGCCTTCTGCTTGCCCATCAGGCCGGTCACCGGGGTGGTACCATTCATGCGGGTGTCCATCGTCTGGGCCCGCTGGCTCTCAGTCTGCTCGGTCAGGAGCAACAGCTGCTGCGGCAGGATGTTGTCGAGGCCGAATTTGCCGGTGCAATACTGGACTTCCTCGGTCGCCACCTTGATCTTGGTGAGCGCGTAATTGGCTTCCTGGTTCGCCGCTTCGAGGCGGGCAGTGGCCAGGTTGGCCTTGGCAATCTCGAGCTTGACCCGGCTTTCAACCAGGCCGGCCTGAGCGATCTTCGCCTGATACTGAGCTGCGACCGCCTGCCAGTAGGCAGTGTCCTTGACCGTCAGATACTGAATGGCACCCTGCAGCGACTGAGCGGTGAGCTCGATGTACGCCTTGGTGTACTGTTCGCCGGTGATCCGGCTCTTCTCGAATTCCGCCTTCAGGTGGTTCGAGATCGACGCCATAATGACATCGAAGGTACCAGCGCCGCCGACCATCTTGGTGGTCAGCAGTTCATTGGTCAACGCGGCGGGCGGGTCGATCGTGTCATCGGCCGGGAAATCAAATTCCGGTCCTGACAGGTCGACGTCCGGCAGGGTGAAATCCTTGCCGGCAATCAAAGCCGTTACGAGGTCATTGGCTTCAGTTTCCGCACCGCACAACGTCGTCATTGGTGTTCTCCGATTAGCTCAGTTCACCGGTCACTGGCACCGAGCCGGCCGCGATCTGGGCAGTCGCCAGCTCCCGCAGTTCGTCTTGGGTCAGCGGCGGAAGGATCTCGAGCGAGAATTCCTTCACCCAGCGGGACTCGACGATTTCCGTCTTGGTGTGCGGATCGCGACGGGTCGAGATGTGGTTGAATTTCCGAGCATTGAGCTCGTTGAACAGGATCCGCGGAATGTGGTAGCCGTTCTCGGTCAGCTCCCCATAGGGGATGAACTTCCGGACGGTGCCCAGCACGCGGTTGGCCACGGCGAAGATCTCGCCCGGCAGGTCGCGCTTCTTGGGATCCAGGTTGGTGATGCGGCAGCGAACCAGGGCCATCTGTTCACGCCACAACCGCTGGTTGGGGGTCAGATGCTCCTCGCTGGCTCCAAGGGCGCCGACCTGGTCCGGGGTCGAACCTAGGTCCATGGCAGCATTGCTCTCGGTCACATTGACGGCATTCTCGCCGGCAACCTTGGCAGCGATCTTATCACGGAGGGCGTCGAGCCCGATGTTGTTGGAATAGGCGATGCCCATAAGGTCGGCACGGCTCTTGAGCAGCTTCAGCTGAGCGGCTTTTTCTTCGGCACTGAGTTCGGTGGCCGGAGTGGTCTGATCGGTCATTTGCAAATTCCCATCTGGTTTCCGCCACCTCACCATGAGCTGGCTGGTAAACTGTTGGACTTAACTTGAAGAAAATTTGGGGGGAGACCGAAGCCTCCCCCCGTAGTCTGGCCTTAGAGCGGCGCGACGGTCTTGATGAGACCGATGCGCTCCGGGCGCTTGACCAGGATACCGTAGTACCACTTGATCGAGCTGAAGCCCGTCTCGCCGTAAGGATCGTTGCGATCGGCGGTCGCGTTGCCCGGCATCTTGGTGATGGTCGAGAACTTGACCGTCTTGCCGTCCGTCTGGAAGCCGATGGTGGCGAAGCTGTCATCACCGACGACGAGCATCGGATAGACGTTGTACTTGCCGCCACTGACCCGATAGCCGGGGTTGGTGACCACGTTGGCACCAGCACCGGTCCAGTTCAGCATTTCCGGAACCTGGACGATGCGGAACGCATCGATGGTGCCGATTTCGCCGTTGAGGACGGTGCCAGCGTCGCCGTAATGCTGCACGGCGATGAAGGCCTTGTTCGAGAACAGGTCCTGCATACCCTTCAGCAACGGCACCAGCTCCGAGCCGACGAACATCACACGAGCAGCCGGGATGGTGGCCGTGTCGATGAGACGCGAGCCAGTGACCACCTTGGTCTGCTGCGGAGTGCGGTTGTCGGTCAGGATCTGGTCGAGACGCATCAGGTCCGCGTAATCGACGATGGCAGCGCCAGCGCCTTCACCCGAAACCGTCGCGTTCGATACCGCGGTGCCCGAATAGACAATGACGCCGGCGTTCGCGAGAAGATCCTTCTGGAGGACCGCCTCGGTCAGCTGGACCGCACCCGTGAGAAGCTCACGGCTGAGGTGGTCCATCAGCTTCTCGTCCGAGTCGAAATCGATCGACTCCTGCGAGAATTCGGTGAAGAAACCGAACTTGGTGATGGAACCCGAACGCTGCAGACGGGTAAAGCCGACGCGGTTAACGCGGCCACCGTTTTCGCCGAGCAGCGGGAGCTTCGAGGTGATGGCGCCCACGTCACGGCTGGAACCATAGAGGTTGCCGTCCGCGATGGTGGCACCAGCGGCATCGATGCCCTGGTCATTGACGTTGCGGTCGTCGAGCAGCGGCACATATTCGTAGACCTTGATGGTCTTGCCGAAGTGAGCCGGAATGTTCTCGACCGAAGCGAGCGGAAGGAAATACTGGTCCTTCCGTGCGGTGATGATCGCCTTCTTCAACCAGAAGAAGGTGTTCATCTGACCGGAACCGGCGCCGTCGATGACCTCCTTGTCACCCGCGCCAGCGGTATAGTTCAACATGACTTAAACTCCCCACCCATTTGACGGTCACTGCCTCCCCAGGTCAGAGCCGTCCGTTCATTTGTTTGAGGAAATCATCGTCCGACTCGGCGAGTGGATTTTTGACAACCCCGGCTTTGGTTGGCGCTGCCCGCGTCGGAGACGCAGCCTTTGCCTTATCGTCGTTCGCTAGGGGTGTCTTCGGTGCAGCAGCTCGAGTGGCGATCGGTTGGGGCCCGGAACCGGGCAGCTCCTCCGTCGCTCCCGCTTGCTTACCGCCCGGATCAGCTGCTGCTCTGGCTGCTACCAGCGCATCGCCGACCTGGGTGTATGCCTCCAGGAACGGTGTGTTCGGAGGGATATTTCCGAGCATCTTCTGCCGGTCCACTTCGGCGGTGATCAGGTCATAGACCCCGTTCAACCGCTGTTCGTGGATTATCGCCAGAGTACCTGGATTTTCCCACAAGGCTCCCTTACTGGTTTCGTCCCACTTGTCGTGGATGGTCGTGATGGTCTCCCGACCGCCATCGAGAGCGACTAGCTCCTCCGTGGCAGTGCGGAAGTTCACCTCGGTATCCGTGACCGCGTGACTTCCAGGCTGGTAAGCCGGATCGACACTGGTATCGATATCAAGGATATCGAGGCCGGCATCTTTCACTAACTTTTTGATCGCCTCAGGGTCTTTCTTGTCCAGATCGATCAGGAAAGAAAGTTTGCCCTCGTCGAGGAGACCGTTGTTGCTGAGCATAGTAACAATTTTTCGGTGAGGCTGCAACTCTTGCAGTTTGCGGGTGTAGTTAGCACCCATCTGCATGAGTTTTACGGCTTCATCGATGTTGGTCAGCTTGATCTCTTTGCCATTGGCCTTGAACGACATAACTTTGTCGTAGGCTTCCTGGTAATTGACCGGGGTCTCTTCGACTTTGTCGGTCTTAACTTCCGACTCACTACCGGTAGCGTCAGCTTTATCAGCTGCCTTTTCTTCGGTTTTGGCGTCGGTTTTGACCTCAGCTTCAGCGCCGGGCTTCGCCTCGGGCTCTGCTTCCCCACCAGCTGCTTCGGCTGACGCCTCCGCAGCGGTGGCCGCATCGCCCTCGCCTGCAGCCGGCTCGGCTTCAGTCTTGGTTTCAGTTTCGCCTTCGGTGGTAACAGAGGCAGCTGGGGCTGCCTCCGCCACTTCAGACGGGCTATTGAGGTTGGCCATCTCGGCATCGCTCATGGCGAGGACGTTGGCCGGAGCAGTTTCCTGCTCCTCCTGCTTCAGCTCGTCAGCCATGGATTAAGCCTCCGGTCCGACGACGCCCTCAGGCTGGTTGCCCGCGGCTTCGAGTGCGGCCTCGGCATCTTCGATGCGGGCCTCCTGGATGGCTTCCTCGAGCTTGAGGATCTCCGCCTCGGCGCGGTTGCCCATCTGCACGGTGACCGACAGGTACCGCTTGAGGTGGCCGGCCGCCTGAGCCAGGCCAAGGCTATCAGCCCGGGACTCGGCACTCATGGACGGATCGGCCGACAGCTGGGCGTAACGAGCGCAATCTTCCTTGAGGAAACCCTCAATGATCAGCTTGTTGAACTCCCGGTTGCCAGCCAACTTGATCGCAATGTCACGCTTGGCGACGAGCTCACGATTGTCGGCAATCTGGTCTTCGAGTTGGTTCACATAATCGGTCACGAAACTACCTCACTCATACAGGCTGGGTTACCATCGCCGGATCCAGCGGCTGGTCTGCCTCTGGTCCGATCGGGAGGCCTGCTCCCCCAATGTCGTCGACTGGCAAGGCGCTTGCTGCCGGTGCGGGAATTGCCTGCACGGGAGGCGCTACGTTGCTGTCATTGTCCTGCTTGTTGGCGATCCGCGAGTAGCCAATGGCTGCCTCGACATCGCCGTCCTTTTCCTCGGGCTTCCTGGTCTTGAGCAAGGCCTTGGTGACCTCGAGATCCATGTTGCCCTGAGCCTGGCCACGCTGCTTTTCCATCTCGCGGGCGTGGGTCGTGCCAGTCTCTTGCTCGACAAAGCCGAGGTTGACGGCATCAGTTTCGGCTTCGGTCTTGTCAGTCTTGGCGTCGTTGAGCTCGGCCTCCGACATCAGCTTCTTGACCTTGAACCGCAGTTCCTCGATCTGCAGCTTCTGCATCTCCTGAGCCAGCGGATCCGGCTGCGGCTGGAACTTGGCGATCTTCTCGGCCAGCTCCGGCAGCTTCGACAGGCGGGCGATCTCGCTGAGGATCATCAGGGTGATCCCCATGTCGACCGTGTTACCCAGCGTCTGCAGCATGAATGCCAGGTCCTGGGCCTGCTTGGCATCGACTTCGGCGGTCGAGATATCGACCTCGAGATCGAAGTTGCCGGCCAGGTCTTCCCGGCGAACCGTCTGGAACTCGGTATTGGTGATCCGGATGGTCTCTTCCTCGCTGAGGAAGGCGGCATTCATCGAGCAGATCTTCTGACCCACTTCCATGATGCCCTTGGCCAGCCGGCGAAGGATCGCCATTTCGCGCTTGGAGGCGGCATCCAGCACGCCGCGGATACCCGCGGCCACATCACCATAGGCTTCGCCCGACATGCCACCAGCGAAGCTCTTGACGCCGGTGAGGGCCTCGGCTTCCTGGTTCTGCAGGTTGAGCATCAGCATCGCCGATTGCGGGATGTCCGGATACTTGTGCTCGACGATGCCATTGGCCGGCGAGACGTTCGGGTTGAACTCGTAATCCTTGCCGTCCTCGTAGCGACGGCGGTTGAGCGGATCGAGCATTCCCTTGGCGAAGCCCTGCTGGGCATTGGCTGACCGGCCGAGGAGATCGATCAGGCCGCGGCTGACAGCGCCGAGGATCGCCTGGTTGTCTTCCAGCAGCTCGGCATCGGGCTCACCATAGAGCTCGCGCTTGACCGGCAGGTACGGAACCAG